ACAATGATGCAAAGTACGTGGATATACAATTCGGTATTCACGGGTATCCCAGTTGAGGTAAAAGCATGGCTACACACACAATCAATGAAGGTTCTGAAGCCTCTGCTGGTGGTAGCATTGTTACGACCACCGAGGCTTATTTGGAATTGGGACTTACGGCCCCTACCCCTGCTGAGGTGAACATTGTTGCTGCGGCCATAACCAAGGCAGAGGGAGCCATCAAACGGTATTTGCGTTATGACCCGGTGCAGCGACGTCGCACGGAATTCTACCCGATGGGTGATCATGGTTTCAAAAGGGCGGCAGGGATTTGGGAGGCAAACGATACTCAGGCTTATTTGAGGGAAGCTGAAGGTGCGGCAGGTGGTGAAATCATATTGAAGCACCTCCCGGTGCGGGCGATTGTCGCCATGGTGGTTCATGTCGATTCGGATGGTCGCTCCGATACCACAGATGGAGCCTTCGTTGAGCAGAAGGATGAGGGCAGTGATTTCTGGCCGAACTATGACGGGTTTGACAGCGGTGGATTCAAGATTTGTGGGGATGGTATAATAAGGCATGTGGGGGCCTGGCCCAGGACACCTGGGTCGATTCGGGTCGCTTACACAGCTGGATATTCTACCGGAGAATTTCGATCAGGAGACGGTTTAGTTGATGCCTCTCCGATTTGGGATGCCGCACTGGATGAAACAATCCGCCGGGCAAAGAAAGTGTTTCTCAACATGAAACAAACAGAGGGATGGGTGGCCGGAACGAAAAAGAGTGAGAAACTCGGCGACTATAGCTATACAACGGGAGGGCCTATGGGAGGGTCTACGGGAGATACTGCATTTGGTGGCAGTATGGATATGCTGTCGGAGTCGAAAGAGAAATTGCGGGAGTTTGTCAATTGGGGATTTGAGTTGGGAAGTTGAGGGTATAATAGGGTCGGAGGGAAACCTATGACAAAGAAGCAGGAACTTGAAAGACAGCTTGCCTTGAAGTTTTCGCCTATGGAAAGGAAAAAGCAGGCTGCTCGTATACACCAATTGAAACGCCAAATAATTGGCGAGGGGTTCAAAACCAAATGAGCCTCCTTGGTTCAATGCCGCACACAGCCTCAGCCTATCCGATCGTTCGGAGCAAGGGTTCGTTGGGGGGCAGCCGGGATACCCGAGGTCCGGTGCTCTTTACCGGTCGAGCTTGCTGGTTACAGTCGGCAGGAGACAATGAGGTGGCGAGGTTCCAGAAGAAGGGAATCGATGCATCGGCCAAAATCTATTTTACTGTTGATCCGGGTCTATTGACCAACCATGAGATTGATGTTTTGGATGGAAGCGGAGACAGTTTGGGTACCTGGGTAGTTAAGAGCAGACCCCTCCCCGATTGCAATGTGGGGTTTGGCAATCTGTTCAAAGTCATGGCAGAGCAATCAACAACGGGGAGCACTAACTGATGATAATTGTTTGCGTGTCTCTGGAGGATTTTGTTACCAATCTCAAGGAAACCCCAGAAGAAAAGTTAATTGAGGGTATTGTAAGGGTATCAGTTAGTGAAAACCAGGGTGAGAATGAGGTTCGATTCGATATCAATTTCCAGGCATCTTGCGTGGTGGAATTTCTTCGATCCGATGGCAATTATCTGATGGAAGTTGGCATTGATTGCGGTAGGGATATTCGGGATGCTGAGCCGGATTTGGAAGGTACCAAGAATTGCAACAAGTGTCGGGAATCAATAGCAAAAGTGTGTGATTCAAAGGGGTGGAAAATCCTCCCCGGTCACATTTCTATATAACAAGGAGAAGAACGATGGCAGTGGTGAAGTTTGAGGATGGCGGTCAGGCTGTGGAGAAGTTTCAAAAGGATTTTGCGTCGGCTCAATCGGCAGGCAGTTGGATGGCCGCTGTCTGGGAAATCAGGGGTGGCAAGATTACCATGGTGGGCCGAACCACCTGGAAGTTCAATCGATGGGACTTTCTTCGGGCCGTGGTTCAACTGGGGGACGAATGTGCTAAGGACCATCCGGAAGAAAAAGCTGCGGTTCCCGAACCAAGTTTTCCGGAAAAGCTGCCTGTTGCTATCCCTGATATCAAGTCATTTCCAGGGCTGCTTCCTGTACCTGCCCCAGTTTTGGCAGAGAAAAAAGAAGATGAAAAGCAGATCGAGGTCAGTGTGCAAAAGACTCCTGCCGCTGTGATTGTGTATGCTGCCAATGAGATGCCTTTGGCCCTTCCATTTGATGCTACCGAGGCCCAGATCAGCGAAGCGGTCGAGATGTACAAGGCTGGGATCGGGGCTAGCCAATGAAGTGGCTCTCTTGGTGGAAATCATGGAGGGTTTGCCGAAAGTTGACGGCGGCCCGGAAGCGGGCCAGTCGGGTGTTGCGGAGAAGCCGGCGATTGGAGCGGCGGTTGGCAACCCAAGTCGAGAGATGGAAGGCATTGAAAATCCAGGCTTCTTTTTTGCTTGAAGAAGTCGAGGAACTCAACAAGGATCGGGACCAAGCAGTGGAAATGTTGGTAAGCGAGAACGAGGTGCTTCGCGACGTACTACTTCCGGAAATGACTGCAGCTCAAAAGATGGCAGTGGAACGGTGGGATGCCGAGATTGCCATTCAGACGAGAAGGCGGGTTGGGGCAAGTCCTACCGTAGAGGAGTAGAGGAATAATGGAAGCTGCATTTGCATGGCTCGGCCAATTAATGACTACCCTGGGAAGTCTCTTCCCGTCGTGGCAGCACATCGAGTATATGGAAGCGGCAGCGGCGGTAACGCGAGGTACCTACGTCCGAGAGTTGAACCCTGGTGTCTATTTTTACTGGCCCTTCTGGACGAGTATTTATACCCGCCCGAAAGTGCGGCAAACCAAGAACCTCCCGACGCAATCGCTAGTGACGCTGGACAGGCAACGGGTAGTTGTTGGTGGTATGGTACGATACGAGATAGCCAACGCCTTGGAGGCACTTATTGAAACCCATGATGTTGATGCGGCCCTGGTTGACGAATCGCTGGCTATCATCTGCGAGTACGTCACCATGAAAGACTTGGCAACCATTCAGGCCAACCGTCGAAAAGTCAACACAGAACTCACAAACAAGATTCGTTTGCCATTGGAGAAGTACGGCGTTAAGATTGACCGGGCACAACTCACCGATTTCGCCCCGGCCGTGGTATTGAATCATGTTGGAAACTTCCAAACTCTACCTACGGCAGAAGTAGAGGAATAGTAAAATTTAGGAGAATAAAATGCCGAAACAGATACCAGAGAAGACCCTGAAAAAAGCGGTCAGGCTGTACAAGAAACATGGTTCGATTCGATTGACTGGCGAAAGGATGGGAGTTGCCTGTTCGACTGTGCATAAGTACCTTGTGAGGGCTAGGCATTTGGGGTTGTACAAGCCGCTGCCCAAGAAACCCAAGAAAGCAATTACCCCCGACATACTGGAAAGAGAAAAGGAACTGCCGACCAGGAAGAAGGGTTTGTCGAAAAGCCAGTTTCAAGAAACCCACGACCCAGACACCCGAACGATATTGTTGATTAGGAAAGGGATCAAGGGGTTGAAAGAAGATGAGATTCTAACAGACACCCAGTTCCGGGATCGTTGCGGCCACCCTAGTACCATCAGGTGGAGGGTCATGGCCAACTTGGAAGAATTCAAATTATACCAATTCCGGTGCGACAGTAAGATATGGTGGGCCTTGCCTTCCACCATACATTGGGCATTGGACACCATTTCGAAAGCGAGACAGTTGTAATGACAAAAACCAGAAAAGAAGAAGCAGGACTCCGGAAACCTTCGAGCCATGACCGGGGGATGTCCCGTGACGAGTTCGAGGACAAGTATGATCCGGATGAGGAGATCAAGTTTCTTCGGGATAAGGTGAAGAAGGCCGCCGTTGAGCGGGAAACCTATGAGAAAGAGCACGGAAGTTTGAAGTCACTTTTTCGTGAGCTTCGTGATTTGGTGCCAGCCATTCAGCCTCCCAAGATTAGTTACAAGGCACCCAAGGCTTCTAAGGTGGCCCATCCAATAGTCCACGTTTCTCACTGGAGTGATTGGCACGATGGAGCAGTCCAGGAACCGGATGAGGTGGAGGGTTTTCGGACATTCAATCCGCAAGTGCTGAGGACCGAGTTGAACAACTGCGAGACTGACCAGCAGCAATGGTGCGATCTCCATCGTTCCAACTACGTAGTGAACGAAAGGCGAAATATTGTCACTGGGGATTTGATCAGCGGCGGCATCCATCCAGAGTTGTTGTGGACTAACCAATACCCCGTTCCAGTTCAGGCAATCAAGGCGGGAGAATTGTTGGCCACTTTGATCGCCCGGCAAGCCCCCCACTACCAAAAGGTTGTGGTTGATTTCGTCACGGCCGACAACCATGGCAGGTTGACAAAGAAGCCCCAGTGCAATGAAGCTGGGTTGAACTGCTGGGGCTATGTGACTGGGTGCTTTGCCCAGGAGCGGCTTCGGGACTTTGCCAACGTCGAGTTCAATCTCTACCCAGTGATTCAAACTGTGATTGAGGTAGCTAGTCGCCGATACTTGATTTGCCATGGAGATCAGGTTCGCGGGTGGGCTGGGTTTCCTTATTATGGCATCGAGCGAAAGATGGGTCGGGAAGCCGTTAAGCGGATGAAGCGTGGGCAGTCCAAGTTCGATCGGATGGTTTGCGGTCATTGGCATGCCCCGCTGACTCACCCTTGGTATTGGATTGGTGGTTCGGCCAGCGGGACGACCACTTACGACCATCGGGAAGGTCGTGAATCTGAGCCTTGTCAATGTGCTTGGTTCGTGCATGAAAAACATGGTGAATTTGATCGCACAGATTGGAATTTACACGGAGATTGATTATGATTTCTCCTGCAGAAATGACGGGGCTTCGACAAGCCTATTGGGAAGCTACCAAGAGTCCGGACCCATCCAACCAAAACGGGGCAGTGTTAGTGGGTCATAGTATTCCGTTGATTGCTGATTGCAACCGGTTTCCCTATGGTTTCAAGGGAAACATTGAGGACCGGGACGAGAAGCTGTTTTATATCCAACACGCGGAACGGGCTGTTATTTTGGCAGCAGCAGCGAGGGGGTTGGGTACGGATGGGTTGGTCTTGGTTTGTCCTTGGGTTGCCTGCGGGGATTGTGCCAAGGCTGTTATTTTTGCAAAGATCAAACGAGTGGTGGGGCACAAGCAGCGGATGGATTTGACCCCTGAGAGATGGAAAGAGAATGTGGAGAAGGCCAATCAATATCTGATAGATTGCGGGGTTGAATTAGAGTTTTACGACGGGGAACTGGGATGCGAGCCGATAATTGTCAACGGGAAATTATGGCAACCATAGGAGGAGAACGAGCATTATGAGAAAGCAATCTGATGGGAGCCCTTACAAAGTCCCTGAAGCGGAGTGAAGCAGTCGCCAATACTGCCAGCGTGCAAGCCCTTCAAGCCAAGGCGGGTGGGTTTCTGGATGTCGGATCTTCTTCGACTGCCAGCCTCAGCCAATGGACCGACAATGCCAGACGCAATGAGCGGTATTCACTTTTTCGGGGAGTGGTATATGCTGCCATCCATGCCATTGCGATGGAAGGGGCCGGACAGCCGGTCAATTTGAGCAAGATCAAGGATCGGTCTAAGAAGAAAAGGGCCATCGCTGGCACGAAGCATTGGACTAACAAGATGACCACTTCGCCCCAGGCCAAGGCAGCTGATTTGGAGATGGAGGTAGTCAAAGTTCACCCATTCCTGGATTTGCTGGAGAATCCGAACCCAGTCCAAAACAGATGGCAGTTGGTATACTCGTTTATGGCCAATCTGCTGTTGACTGGTTGGGGGTATGTAGTTGGCGGCGAGACCAAAGATGGGTTTGAGTTGTATTCGCTTCCGACCACCTGGATCAAGCCCATTCACAACAAGGGACCATTTACCGAATTCAAAATCACCAATCCCAAGAAACCCGAAGCTGGGGATGGGGGAAAGATTTTGACTCGGGAAAACGTGGGGTTTGCCCACCTGCCGAATCCCTCCGATCCGCTGAGTGCCTTGGCTCCTGCGGCTTCCCAGATGATGGCGATCCGGGTTGACGATCACATTTGGACCAGTCGGGAGAGGTATTTTGACAACGGGATATTTCCTGGGACAATTGTGACCGTTGGTAAAGACCCGCACCCAGGGGCCGAGGGAGGCGGAGTCAGACCGAGGCTGAATGCTTCACAGAGGAGGCAAGTCAACTCGGTAATTAGGCGGACGATGAGTGGGGTTCATAACTATGGGAACCCGGCGATCGTCGATGGATACATCGAGAAGATTGAGCGGTTGTCGATGACCTCCCAAGAGATGGGTTGGGACAAGTCGGAGAAGTCTACCAAGCAGGCAATTCTGACGGCGTTCGGGGTTCACCCTTATATCTTGGGTGAGGCCGTTTCAGTAGGTGGATATGCCCAGGTGGCCAACATCGAAAAGAGATTCTTCGAGCGTGTCAATGCCCTTTTGGACATGCTCGGGCAAGTGATGACGAATTTCATCGGGAATGCCGAGAGTGACGACAAATTGGTTGTGTGGTGGGAAAAGAAAGAAGTCGTTGATCCACAAATGCGGGCAAACAATTTGTTCAAGCTGCGGGCCAACGATGACATTAGCCAGGATGAGATCAGGGCTGAGAATGGGTTTGCCCCGGATGAAGACAGGAACCAGTCGGTGTTGGGGAAGAACGCCCCGCAGGTGATAAAGACCTTGGAGTTGCTGGGAGCCGGGACGATCACCGAGGAGCAGGCCGTCGCTGTATTCGAGTCGATGGGATTGCCATCGGGCAAGGCTCAGGAGATGGGCAAGCCGCCAGAACCCCCAGAATCGAGCGAAGAAGGGGCTTTGCCGGATGCCAAACCGAAGCCAGGGGCAAAACCCCTAACGGAAGAAGAGGCAATAGAGGGGGCATCCAAGGCGTTGGAATCGGCCGTGGATTATCTTGGGTTAGACCCACGACGATTGGCCCAGCATATCGTGGATGAAAGTAAGAACACGTGAGCAAAGAATTGCAACTTGTCGGGCGTGTTTTGGACAATGTCCACCGGGCTGTCCAAATGAAGGCGTCGGTGGAAATTGGAAACCTACGAAAGGCCGTTGTTCGGGAAATCTATATTAAGCAGTTCGGGGAGGTCGAGGATGAATTGTCGGAAGCAATAGAGCCGATGTTCGTGGCCCAAATGAAAAGTATTGCAAAGGGATTGGAAAAATTGGATACGGGCGATAAATCACTGGCCCCAGTTTCCGACCAAGCCCAGGATTTGATAGCCCAGGTGTTTGATCCGCAGGAATGGCATGATGAATTGGTGGACCGAGCCTTGCCGGTGATTGCGAAGAAAATGTTGGAGGCTGCCCGTGCCCAGTTGCGGGTGATGGGATTTGATAGGGGATAGATTAGATGCCAACGACAGCGACAGAATGGCTTAACGATCATCCGGACGATGCCAACGAATTGGCCTTGCTGTTGGCGGAGACGGGCACAGATATTGAGTTGTTGACCGAACTGCCTTTTGCGGTACAAAAAGAAATAGCGGCACAATTGACTGCATCTTTTCAGCAGCCCTATTGGCTTGATATTCAAAATACCACTCAATTGGATGCTGAGCGAGCATTGCAAAAGGGGCTGAGTGAGGGTTGGTCGATCCGGAAGATTGCCAAAGAAATGTGTGACCCCACTTACACATCGAAATATGCCAAGCGTCGATCCTTGAACATTGCCAGAACAGAAGCCGGGAATGCTTTGAACGGAGCCCGAAAGTCGTCGATGAATGACCTGCAGGAAGAGTTGGGTGGGCAGGTTCCGATGGCCCAAATGTGGTTGTCTGTTTTGGGCGAAACTACTCGGGATACCCATGCGGCCCTGGACGGGGTTCCCGCGGATGAGAATGGGTTGTGGAACCTTGCCGGGCACATGGTATCCTGGCCTGGCCACACTAGTCTGCCGGCGGAATTGCGTTGCAATTGTTTTCCTGAGGGCACTTTGGTATCAGGTGACTTTGTTGGGGCGACTCGATGTTGGTACGAGGGGGTTTTCACCGAAATCGTACTTGGTTCTGGGGGGCGGTTGACTGTGACCCCACAGCACCCAATAGTGACCGACAAGGGACTTATCCCGGCAGGAAAGATCAAGCCAGGACAAAAGGTCTTGTCCCATAATCTTCAAGTTGAAACTACGCTTGGGGGGGCTTTTTGTAGCAATGAGATAAAGGACAAACCAGTTCCGATTGAGCAAGTATTTGAGGCGTTCTTTGCCGTTGGTGCTGTTGAACCTGGGTTTGTTGAAGTCCGAAGCAGAAATGTAAACGATTTCTATGGCGACGGGAAATCCATCCAAGGCAATATCGAGATTGTAAGGACCAACAGGAAATTGCTGAAGGATTGGGTAGCCGGCGAGTTCGATAAATGCGGCAATCCTATTTTCTTGGGTTTGCCGCCCAACTTGTCGCATGAATTTGGTTTTGGCTCGTCTAGTTTTGCTTTTGATGGAATCATGGGAACCGCGACGGGCTGTCCATGCCTTTCCAAGGGTTTGTTGGATATACTCGGGAGATTTGAAGTCATGCCAGCGGGCTCGTTGGCCGTCGGAATAGCTGCGAATTTTGATTCCCGCCTCGATAAGTCGGCGAGTGAGGACGGGCCGGGAATAGCCAGTTTCCTTCGAGATGCGTTGGAGAGGCACTCCGGATTGGTAGTGTTCGATGATGTAATTCAAGTTCGGAATTACTATTCGGCTAGGCATGTTTACGATCTTCAAAGTAGGTATGGGGTGATAGTAGCTACAGATTCATTATACACTAACAATTCAGGAATAGCAACTGCTAATTGTCAATGCACAATCACAATGGAATTGGGCATGGATGCGGTGGAAGCCCAGCATTTGCGAAGCGAGTATTCTGCTTTCCAGGATGAGTTTGGGTTGCCGAAAGAATATGAATTAGACAAGGTAAAATAAGGTAGAGAGGAATTGCAATGGGAAGACGAAATGGGGAAGCTCGGTATCACAATCGGTTGCTGAAGAGTGATCCAGATGACATTGATTTGGCAGAATCGGTCCACGATAGATTTTTGAATCTTTGCGGGACTTGGGAGAGAGTCAAGAAAGAGCAGCTCGTGCCGCCACCCGAGATGGATGGAGACATGATAAATTGGAGAAGGATGATCGGGCAACACAGGACCGGAGATTTCCGCCACACCGAGGCTGAGATGCAATCGCTCAAGGCGATTGCCCAATGGACCGTAGACATGAATTGCGATTTGCGGAACCAGCCTAAAAAGAAAATCAATTGGAAGGACTGAAGAAATGTCGGTAGAGGGTGACAAAATCATGAAGGTTCAACGAGAACAGAAAAAGCGGAGGGGGTCCAAGGAGGTTCGCTGCCGATACTGTTTGAGATGGCCACGACAAGGGCACGGGCCCCTTTGCCCGCTCAGGGAGAAGAACAATGAAGATTCTGCTTGATCTGGATGGGGTACTGGTCGATTTTGTGGGAGCTGCCTGTGAGGTTCACGGGGTTTCCGATCCTTTTTCTGAGCCGTTGGCTTCGGGAGCGAAGGGTAACTGGGAGCTTGATAAACTGATGGGGTTGTCCGGTAACGAGTTTTGGAGCAGATTCGACCATGATTTCTGGGCCGGGGTTTCTTTTACGCCGGATGGCCAGGACATTCGGATCGCGGTAGAAGAGGCCGTCGGAGCCGAGAATGTTTGCTTGTTGACGTCTCCAACTCTTTCACCGGAGGCCGCCTCTGGGAAGATGGAGTGGATCCAGAACAATTTGCCTGACTACTCCAGGCGGTTCTTGATCGGATCGGCCAAGCAGTTTTGTGCGAGTAGGGACTCATTGTTGATTGACGATGCAGATCACAATGTGAAGGTATTTTCCGATGCTGGGGGCAATGTCATTTTGGTCCCTCGGCCCTGGAATGCCAATTGGGAAGACCGCCATCGGGCGGTCGATTGGGTAAAGTGGTGTTTGGAATCTGTATTGGGAGAAGAAGAATGAGTGAGATAAGAAAGTTTGAGACGGGGGCAATTCGTGATACTGATGAGAACAAACCAGATTATGAGGGGTTCTTGTCTCCGCTTGTGTTGGAGCGGTTTGGGCAATATATGAATAGACATCGGAAACAATCTGATGGTAAATTGCGAGCCTCTGATAATTGGCAGAAGGGTATTCCAAAAAGTCAGTATCTCAAAAGCCATTGGCGACATTTGGTTGCACTGTGGAGGTTGCATCGGGGTTATTTGTGTGTAGATGAAAAGGGGAGGCCTGTAGACATCGAAGATGCACTTTGTGCCCTCTTGTTTAATTCGGCAGGTTATCTGCATGAACTCCTGAAAGAACAGATTGAGAAGTGATGCGATGATTTGGTATTGGGAAGTAACTGGAGCGGACGGCAAGGTGGTGGCCGCTGGGATGGAGAAGTGTACTATTAAACAGGATACTGAGCAAAAGAAAGATGCTGATGGGAACGAACTACATAACAAACCGCCCGCCCGGGATAGCTGATGTCCAGTGCTCCCGGTTGATTTTCCAGCCCGGGTACCGGATCATCGTTAGGACCAGGGGGAAGCTGGACGCGGGGCAGAGGAGGAAGCTTCGGAAGAGTGTCCAGAAGTTCGCCGGCTGTGAGGTAGAGGTACTGATTATCAATGTATTTGATATGGAGTTGGAAATACAAAAGGGAATGGCTGGAATGCCATGCCCGATGTGTGGGAGAACTACCACGCCATGATTCAAGACACAAATTACCAAGAGGTCCTGAAGAATAAAAAGGACCTAGTTCAATTTCTTCGCAACTTGAAGAAATTTGATGGCCTGTTCTGCAGGGCGATGTTGGAGGGCAACGAGTTCACTTTGCGGTTGGAGGTGAAGGGAAACAAACACAGGCTGCTCCATTGTCGAGTTGGCTGTGACGAATTTGATCGAGGTGCTGATGAAAAAAAGAAGGAGAAAAAGGTAGAAGCGATATAGGGTAGCCATTCCCTATAGGTTATAATCCAGATTGTAACCTAGAGCGTCTACAAGCGACTGAGCGGAGCTGCGACGCAAACCAATGATGGGTTTGCTATCGCAGTTTCTTTTTTGGAGTCAGCAAAGTGAAAAACGTAGTTTTCTATTTGGGCCCCGATTCGGGTCTGGCCAGTCGGACCTTGACCATCACTAGAATGCACGATGCTAGTGATGGCGTGACAAGCCCGATGGCCTTTTATGATACAGTCCTTGCAGGTACCACCGAAATTGTCACGGTTCCATTGACCGACAGTGTGATTTGGCAAGCAACCTTGACCGACTTGCGTACATCAGGGGAATCCAGTGTCCCCGATGTCCTGAATTTCCAGACTGGAGAATTGCTGTTCCCTGGTCCTCGCAGTGGCGATCGATTGCAGATCCTTTCGATGGAGGATTTGTCGAGTTCGTCGTCTTCGAGTTCTTCGAGCGTGAGTTCCTCTTCGAACTCCTCGATGTCGAGCAATTCGAGCCCGTCTTCGAGTTCGTCCTCGAACAGTTCTTCGAGCAGCTCTTCCAGCTCTTCCAGTCCGTCGAGTTCGAGCGAATCGAGCCTGAGTTCTTCCAGTGCATCGAGCGAATCAAGTTCCAGTGCATCGAGCGAATCGAGTTACTCCCACAGTACTTCAAGTTCGAGTCAGTCCAGTTCTTCGAGCCCGTCGAGCCCGTCGAGTTCTTCCTGGTCATCTTGGTCGAGCGGTTCGAGTTCGTCGATTTCGAGCAGTACCTCAAGTTCGTCCTCAAGCGAATCCTCGCATTCGAGTTCGTCCTGGTCGAGCCAATCGAGTCAGTCCAGTCCCAGCCAGAGTGGTGCATAACATTGCATGAGCAATCTTATCCAAGCATGGCAGCGGTATCAGGCCCGTCAAAAGTACGAAGGCCCGGACGCTGCCATGTTGGATGGCCACACAATTGTTTTGAACGAGGAGTCGCAAATGCCGCTTGAGTATGCATTGCCAAAACACCACATGGATAACCTTATCCGTTTCATCAAGAAATCGCCGCTTGAGCGGGTGTTGCAGATAAAACAACATACCTGGAATACTCTGAAGCGGTTGGAGTTGAAGCGGGATGTCGGACTTGCTCGGAAGAAAGTGCCGAAGGGCAGTGATCAGGGCGATGTCGGATCTGTCATCACCTGGTTGAACCGGGTGCCAAAAACCGACGAAAAGGCCTGTCGTCAGGTCAGGGTAGTTGACGCCACTTGCTGTCGTCGTGCAAAGGGATGAGATGCCGTTGCCCAAACCGATACCCGGTGAGAAGGAAGATGATTACGTTTCGCGATGTGTGCCAGTTGTACTCAAGGAAGGGAAAAATCGGGAACAGGCTGTCGCTATTTGCTATTCGCAATTTCGAGGAAAAGCAATGAACATCAATGACCGACTGCTCGCAGCCGTCCGCTCCCGGAGTCAGAAGCAGACAGAGTTTGGTTATGGCATTTTGACAGCCGACGTCTACGCGAGAACGCTGGCCGAACGAATCGGTATCGACAATTGCTACAAATTCGCCGCGAATCGGAAGACCAGCTTTGACGATCTGCTCCAGAAGGCGGGTCGGACTTTGGTATATTCCAATCCGCAGATGACCATTGAGGAAAAGGATGTCGACAAGATTCGGAAAGACCATGACATCGAGTTGCCTAAGAATACTTTGATGGTGTTTAAGCACACGTTGTCTACCTCTACCGAGGACCGGGATGGAGATGTACTGCACTCGATCGGGGCCAAGCCAGATCCGAAGATGCTATTGCTTTTCCAACACCTGCACACGATGCCTATCGGCAAAGCGATCGCAATCGCTGACCAAACAGATGAGTGGTTGAAGATGATTTCTTGCATCGTAGACATCAATGAGTTGAGCCACGATTCGGCAGTGATGGTCGACAACGGTATGGGTCGCTTTTCCCACGGGTTCAGGGCCATTGACTTTGAGGAAATCAAGGGTGATTCAAAGAAACCCAATGGTTTTGACATTCGGGAATACGAGATTATGGAAGAGTCGTTGGTGTCCGTACCGGCCAACATCGATGCCACGACTGAAGAGGTGTTGTTGTCGCTGGTCGAGGGAGGGAAGCTGACCAGTCCGGTGTTTAAGGCCTACGGCAAGCAACTGCGGGAGAAGCAACCAGTAATGGTGCCAGTAACCTTCCGTGAAATCAAATGCAATTCATTCGACGAACTCAAACAAGCCAAAGACGCCGGTTTGATAGCCGGAGTTGAGGAGGAGAAATATGAAAGAACAGAGCAAGACAACGGAGCCGGCACACCAAAAGAAACCAATGAGTTTGCCGAGGACAAAAGAGCTGAAGGTGGGGGAGAAAAAGCGGAAGCCCCCAACAAGAAAGTAAAGTGCCCGAAGTGCGGGTCGACCAACATCAAGGATGGTAAGTGCCAAGAGTGTGGGTATGTGATGCCAAAGATTGACAGCGAAGGTGGCAAAGCGGAAACTGGCCCCGGCGGCCACGTTCCAGATGGTACTGGCCCGCATGGGCAAGGAGAGGGACCTGGCAATGGTCAAGCAGATGGGTCTGGAAAAGCAGATGGTGAGAAATACTATGAGGCTATTGCCAACTCATTCGAATGGATTCGGGATCAATTGGCCCCGCAAGTGCGAACTCTTTTGGCCCCGGGTAAAGATGAGTGGTGTTCGATTGAGGCCACCTTTTCCGATTATGTGCTTGTGCAGAAAGAAATGAATACAGAAGACGGTCAAGTTTATTATCGGGTTGCTTGGGAAATGAAGGATGGGAAACCTGAATTGGGAACAGAAGCTAAACCTGTGGAGATCGAACCGGCCAGAGTGCTTTTGCCCAAGAGAACCAAACCTGAGACACAGGAACCGCAGTTGACCCCGCAATCCGCGATGACATTGTTTGTGGCCAGGGCGTCTGCAACACAACGAAAACAAATGAAAGAGTTGCTTGAGGTCTTTGAGAGATCCTTGCAGCGAGCAAAAGAAGTGAAACAACTCCGCGTTTTTCGCGGACTAGTGTGACATGCCCTGGCAATGTGATCGGAGCAGTCAACCAGCTTTGGGTCAAAACACAGGAGTTCAAAATGAACCTGACCGAAGCACTGAAAAACTGGCTTGTCGAGAACATGGGAGTTGATTCCGATGCCGATGATGCTGAGTTTGAAAAAGCAGCGAGCAAGGCCTTGGTCGACAAGTCCTTGACACCTGAAGAGTATTTCGAGTTGGCCAAGGAAGTGGATGATACCGAGGTTGGTGAGATCGCAAAGCGGTTCAACAGCCTTGCCGATGGGATCAGTCAGACCAACAAGTTGCTTGCCAAGATGGTTGAGCAACCGCGGGAAAAGCCCAAGGAGGGTGCTGATGAAACTAAGGCCGAGGATGGAACCAAGAGTGAGATGCCGAAGACGACCAAGGAGGTTGACATTTCCCGGATCGTCGCCGATTCGGGCGGAACCCCGGATGAGCCCGGCACCAAGGATGTCAAGTTTCGAGTCAAGGAAGCGGTCGAGATGTACGACCACACTCCTGGCAAGGCCATGGCTTATCCGATTACGACCAAGGGCGGGAAACCACACCCTCTGGCCGGACAGCGGGTCAAAGAGTTTGGACGAGCCTTGAGCGAGCCTAGCGATGCGGAAGCTGCTTTGGCCGGTGCCTGGGCCAAGTTCCAGATCGCTGCGGCTTGCCCGAAGATTGCGGGGACCGCTCAGCGGGCTTGGGAAGTTCTGCCGGAACACGACAAGTGTTTGCTCCACCATCTTGTTGAGAAGGGTGATTGGGACGATTCGGAGGACAACAAGCTCCGCACTCGGAAGGGCTATCATCGCAACGGAATGAAGGCCCTGATCGACGATTCGGTCAGCGGTGGCTTGGAAGCTGCACCGATCGTGTTCGACGACATGGTTATCACAACCCCGCTGCTCTATGGTGAGTTGTACCCGCTTGTCGATACAAAGCCTCTGGCTCGTGGACGGCGAGTCGAGGCCGTTTCAACTGGCACTGTCTCTAGCTCTTGGGGCGGAGTGGATAACACGGCGATTTCTCTGTTCAATACGGCATCCTATGTGTCGGCTTTTGACACCACGGTCTTTCGTTGGCAGGGTGCGGTTAAGGTCGGACTGGACTTCCTGTCTGACACGCCGATCGATTTTGGCCGCCATATCACTGCCCAGTATGGTGAGAGGTTGTTGGAAGACCTCGACGATGTGGTTGCCGTTGGGAATGGAACAACCCAACCGGAAGGTGTCATCAACAAGACCGGTGCCGGAACCGTTTCTTTCGGTGGATCGACTTCCATCGGCAACTACGAATCGCTGAGATTTGGAGTGTCCAAGGCCGAACACCGTCCGAACGTCAAGGCTTCCGCGGTTTTCTGCGGAACTGAGACTAGCTACCAGCGGGTTATGGCCCTTAACGTGGGGACTGCTGATGCCCGGCGACTCTTCTCAATGAGCGAGCAGGGTCCGAACTACGACGGCTACACAATCATGGGCCGTCCTTACAAAATCAATGAGAGCTTGTCCAATGCACAGCTCTTTTACGCGATCCTGGCTCGGTACAGAATGTATCGCCGGAAGGGCCTTACGATCCGGACTTCGACCGAGGGTCAAACTTTGATCCTTGGGAACGAGCTTGCGATCGTGGCTCAGACCCGCTACGGCGGCCAGATGGAGCGTGGGGCATGTTGCGCGGTCGTTACCAACGCACCTAGCTAGTAGTCCCTGTTGCAACGCCTCGGGGATTGGTTTTTCGTTCTTCGACCAACCCCGAGGCGAAATTAAACTGTGAAGAACAATACCGAAGAACAGGAGAACGACAATGAGTTCTAGTTTACCCCCTTTTGGCGTAAAAGTAGACCATCCGAGGAGTTGTGATTTGATCGTGCAAGGCATCCCTGGCTGCAGGCTCCGGAGCCGAATTACGGCATCACGGATGACCGTCGTCAACAAGGACGCCCCCGATGGCGAGCAAGTGATTCCACCCGACCAGTCAAGACATTTGGGTATTTTGCCCGAGATTCCTGGAATGGAATTGCATGTGAACCCAGGGAAGCAGACCTACAAGATCATCGATCCGCTCCACAACAATGAGAAGATTTTGAACCGGCTAAAGCGAGGCCTTGAACAAGATGAGAGGCCAGTTCGGGGTACGAAGTACAATGGCCTTCCCCCGCAGGAAGGAACTCTTGACCAACACCGAATGAAAACACTGTGTCGGGAAATGGTTCAATGGTTGGAAGTCGGTTTTGTTGTTATGGCAAAGGGCCCGAAACCTAGTCTGGAAGATGTGGGTGAATTGCCGGGCAAGTATTTGCTGAATCCTGGTGCCACTATTCCCAACAGTCAACCACGATT